TCTCTAATCTCATCATGGGTAGTAGCAATGCTAAACTCCGGTACATCTACCTGTGGTACACCAAAATGTTGTAGTAAATCAGCCACATATAGGTTGTAGCCATGACCTTCGGCCATAGCCCGGTGATAATCAAATTTACTCATGAACCCTGTACTCAATATGATTGATACATCCACATCCGGCGCACCTACGCACGCCGTTTACATTCATCATGCGTGGGTCATTGCAAAATTCACAACATTCACTAAATGGCACAATATCTACTTCAACGCCATCATCTGTAAATCTTGCCCTAACTCCGGTGGGGTCAATCATTTCCATATCACCCATTGTTAGCACCTGGGTAATACCATTTTCCGGTTTCCTTACTCATGGTTGCCCATTTAGCATCACAACCCCTGCCGCACACATATCCATAAAACGGCGTTCCGCGCCCCTTTGATATGCCTGTTTTAAGTTGCATCTCACCATGTACGCAATGCTGTACAGCCGGTACATCAGTAGCCAATGCATCAACCACCTGTTCAACACTCATGGGTGCTGGATTCTCATCATACTTTTTTTCCTCTACAAATTGATGGCGCATGATTCTTTCCATCAATGCCGACTTGCTACCAGGCTGACCATAGATTGCCTTTGTAGGGGGTATGGGTTCAGATGGCCTAGATAGTAAATCCGAATCTAAAGAATCAGTAGGGGTTACTGCCCAAGATTGCCGGGCTTTAGCCGCCATTACTTCTTGTTTAGATGCCACGCGCTTTGTAGCAGTTTTCATGGCCGCGACAATCGCTCGCCCCCATGCGCTCGTTTCACATATCATAAGTTCTGACCCGGCTGTCATTCCCTTACCTGGTATTTGTTCCCAAGCAACTGCAACCCCTGGTCTTACATCATGAGGATCACGGTAACAAGCGGCTGTATAAACTACATAAGTTTTACCTTCAACCTGCACAATCTCATAAGGCTTACTAAGATCATAAGGCTGCAATGATGCTTCAGGATAGGCTTCTTTTAATTGCGCTATGCGCTCAGCCACATCAACATAATCATTTATATTCATTATCTATTTTCCTTATCCCAAAGGCTTACAACCTTTTCCATTAAATATTCATTGTCGGCTTCAAGCATCTTTTGGCGCATTGATGGGTGGGTTCTAACTGTAAACTTTTCCACCTTTACATTAGTTTGCTTTGTGTCGGTAGTGCCGCGCTTATAACCACTTTTAAACCCTTTGTCATAGCCATTTTCAACGGCCACAATCCATGTAACACCAATCAATAGTGCTACCAGTGTAAACAAGGTAATTGTTACCAACCACCCATATATCTCATAGTTCATATTTCACCGCTTCCTTGAACTTGTCTAACCAATATGCTTCAACCATTTTGGCTGATAGCCTTCCTCTAACCTGCCTTGCGCCTATTGCTTTTTTAGCGTGTTTGCGGATTAAAGAAGCCTTTACAAAATGCTTACGCTTTTCATCAACATAAGCACCGCTTTGTTTATCGTACTTAACTAATTCCAAACCATCACCGTTTCTAATTCAGCCGGTAAATCAACCGGATCAACATCATTAACTACCTGATAAATACTGCCATTTGGATGTATAGATGGTGGTAACACAACATAACCTTTGTGTTTAATATCTATACCTGGTATTACCTTGCCTTTGAATTGCTTTGTTTTATCGGCAAGATAATAGAAGTGATAGCCGTTATCTGTTTTAACTGTGTGCGTATTAGATGCTACACATATCCGGCGGTATTGTTCCCATAATGTCCTAGATGCAATATTGCGCTTATCAAAATCCAATACAACTAAATTAGATTGGGCAATGGCTAGGCCAATATTTAAATCATTATCACCTTTAAACCATTTCTTGATAGTGGATAAATCATCACTTGCATCAAGATAACCGTGCCGTAAAAACTTGCATGGCTCTTTGGATTGTGGTTTTAGTGGTAATACCCACCAACCCTTTTCAATGTAGGCTACGGCGTTCATGCGTTCACCCATGAACCGGCATAGTTAGTTGTGAAACAATATTGACCCATAGCATTGTCAAAAGAAATGCTGTAATCAAATCTGTTTTGTCTTAGGTATTCGGTAGCCAATACAACTGATGCATAATTTTCTACCCAATAAATAAACTGATGTGACCAACAAATTGAATCTTCAAATCGGTCTTTTTGTTGTAACCAATCTGTGTTAGTACCCCATTCCATTTGTGCTTCTGTTAAACCCTCAAATTGATTCTTTGTAAGTTTCATTATTTGGCCTTAGCATCTAATGATGACCAACACCATGAACAAAAACCTAATCTAGTTTTGGTTGGATTTGGTTTTAATAATCTAAGATCATTGCAATAACTATCATTATCACAAATCTGCAATGCAACATCTGTGCCTGTAAAATTTGTAACTTCACTAAGTAACATATTAACCCTTCCTGGTCAATTGCGTTTACAAATGCAATTAAACACTAGGGGGCTGACAAATGCAATTGCCCAGCACGGCGTGTTATGTGATCTACCTCACCCAAAGGCCTTACCCATAGCAGTAAATGACCCATCAACATTGAATGGGATCATCTCCACGCTTACATTGCCACGCTTAATATGGATGATGACCGCCCCGGCCTGCCAATTGGCGTAGCCTTTGGTATAAGACATCTTTTTTAGGTCACAGGTGTGACCACACTCAACCCCTACTAAAACCCTCTCTAATCGGCCATTAAAGGCTTCTGAGGCACATGTGTAGCCCAATCTGTGAGTATGCCCACTGACTACTGACCGCCCCCAGCGTTTACTAAGGTTCAACGCGGTCTGCCCGGCAATATTAGATATGACACCTTCATCCCCATGACATAAGACAAAGTTAGTTCCTGGGATTGGATAAGGCTGTTTTGCGTAATGGATGCCTAAATCATCAAAGCCCATAAAATTGGCATATTGTAATTCAGGTAATCCCATTAAGCCGGGTATGCGCTGTATAGCCTTGTATAACCGATCAGAATGATTTGATCTTGATACTACATCTGTTTTAAGATCATAAAGAATATCCTGGCATGTAGCCCGATCAGCATCTAAGGTTTGCATAAAAGATTCAGCCTTACCATCTGCAAACCTAGAAATAGTATTGAAATCCATCTCATCACCAACATTTAAAACTAAATCAAACTTAAAGGTATTGACCAGTTTTTTTAGATTGATTACGGCTTCTGTAAATTGGAATGGTACTTGTAGATCACTGACTACAAGGTATTTGGCGTTAAATGATTTATCGCGCTTAATCTTCATCCTCATCATCTGTTGGATCAATTCGGGGAATGATCTCAGTTGGTTGGTTACCTGGATTGATCCAATCAGGCATTGATGCACCTGGCTCTGTAATTAACCAAAATGCAACATCATGGCTAAACCCGGCGGCTTTGGCCGCTTTAAACATTTCATTTAATGTGATGTAATGATTTTCTAGTTTGTTCAACGCTTCAGCCTTGCGTGGCGTGCGCCGCTTACGCTGTGGTGCTTTTCTAGGTTTTTTAGTAGCCATAGTCACCAATTTTAGATCATACTATTCCGCGAATAGCGCGTTCAACGCCTTCTTCAAGACTAATTTTTGGGGTGTAGTAGTCACTCATCATGGTTGGGTCACCTACCCGGTAGGCCACACCCGCCGGCTTATCGGTTAATACCTTGAAATTCTTGCGATGTGTCTTTTCATGGCCTAAAACCTTTAAGGCGATTGTGGCTAAATCCATGAAGGTTGTCGGTCTGCCAGTGCATAAATTTACAGTTTGATTACAATCATTTCTAACCATAGTTATGACCGCATCAACTATGTCATCAATATGTATAAAATCTCTAGTAGTAGTTGCCTTACCCCAAATATTAAAAGGATTAGCGTTCATTATGGCGCGTTCAATAATAGATGGAAATGGATAATCTAAATCTTGATCTGTGCCGTATCCGCTAAATGGTCTAAGGGTTAGCACCTTTGTATCTTCTTCACGCAAGTAGTTCATTAACATTTCGCCCGTTAATTTTGACCAACCATAAGTCATATCAGGCTTACCAATCTTATTAAAATTGATGTCCTTTTCTTTTAGCCGGCGTTTTTTACTTAGCGTTTGTAGTTCAATGGGATAAGCGGCTGATGATGAGAAGTAAACAAGATAGGGTTGTTTAGTTCTCATTGCCCAGGATGCAAACTCAGCATCAATGGCTAGATCAACCGCTAAGGCTAACGGTTCATTTTCTATAAGCATCCGGCCACCGACTACTGCGGCCAAATGAATTACAAGATCATATTGCTTTTTTTCTAATTGGAAAAACTTACGGCAATCAACACCCTGTTTTAAATCTACTAAAGTTAAATTAGCATGAGGCAACGCACGCCTAAAAGCACGCCCAACAAAACCATGTGATCCGGTAATCAATATGTTCATTTGAGTTTGTTTACCAAGTCTGCATATTCTTGCGATCTAATGTACTTCTGTAATGTTAATAAATCTTCTTCATACCATTTGGGTTGATTAACCCTGGCATACCCTTCATCCATTTCAGCCTTACCTGCCACTGGGTGTAAATGTTCAATAATTACATCGGGTAAATACTTTAAGCATCCTAGATCAATACCTAATTGCTTGACAAAGTTATCAAAGAATAAATGTATGCACCCGGGAAATGTCATGCCCCTAAGTTCATTAACTACTTCACGCGTAGTTGCGTAGGCTGTTGGTAGGTTCTCGCCTTGCAATAAATCATCACCGTAGGCAATGCCAGCATTATACTTTAACGCTTGAATAAAGGCTTTATCCCAGCCCTGGGTTCTAGGAAGGTGATCATCACCCATGAAAACAAAATAATCATATAAAGGAAACTTAGTAATATCCAAAAGGAGAACCGCACCGGTATTAAGAGAAGCGGCACAACCACCTGTTTTATTATCTGCCGGCAACATTGTATAAGATTCATTTTTTGCATACTCATTCCATTTGGGATCATCATTATCTACAACAATATAAAGATCAGCATCAGCATTAGTATCAATAAAGGCTTTGGCCAGGCGATCTGCATTTTCAGGCCTACCCCTACTTGGTACAACCACACACATCTTCATGGCCATAGGGTAGGGGATAAGGCTGACTTACTTCTTAGATATGAGAATTTGGTACAGCGTGTCTATCTTTTCCTCTATGCGTGCAACACGGCCTTCTAAATTGTGGCGGCCATTATTGTCAGGCTTTAACTCATTTAGATAATGCTTTACCAGCCACCTAACAGTTGCTACTAGTGCGCCCAAAATGGTGACCGTAGATACTGCTAAGGCCGCCGAATCATTTACGCTCATTAACTATTAACACCAAATTGATCATTTTTAGGATCAAGATAGCGAATCAAAGGTGCAACTAACGCACCTGCTAAAATTGCGAACTCAGGCCGAACATCTGCAACTAAGGCTAATGCTGTTGTAACAGTTGCAACTGCAACGCTTCTTAAATATGACTTAACAATTTCTTTTTTCTTTTTATCTAATTTCATTTTAATCCTAACTGTTTAATTTTTTGTTTAACTTCATATTGGCTTAATGCTATTTCAAAATGCATATCATCTTTACGCTTTTTGTAATTACCACCCCAATTTAAACCATATTTAGTTATCAGTAGGTTAATTGTATTACGCTGATCCTTATTAAATGTATTTGACTTGCCCAAAGGATGTTTAATTGCATTTAAGTCTATGGCAGTACCGGATGCATGATTGCTTAGTACCCGATCAGATGATCTAGTCATCCTAAAAGCGTATCCCCAATCATCTAGTTGGCCTTCATTTATTGGCTCAACCGATTCATGAAATTCTTTACAAAAGTTTATTAACAAAGGCGCAACCGCTTTTGCACAGGCAATTTTAGTTTTAGTACCAGGTATAACAAAAGATTGGATACCTATGGCTTGCCGATCCTCACTAGCCGGCCAACCATTTGGACTTGTTAATTCTTTAATTCTTGCCACATTAAGTTTTCTTCATCCCAAGACCATTTGCCTTCAGGTCTAGGTGTTGGTGGTTGCCAGTTGTAATTATTATCTAATGTCCAAGATGGATAAGGTTGTTCTGATATAAATACATCAGCATCTGCATCATAGGTGTAACCAATACCTGCGTATTGTTTTCTTATTCGGTTGTTGTATGAAGTCCTTTTACATACTTGACCTCTAAATTGGCTGTACCAAGTTTCGGTATCTAATCCATCAATTAACTCAGTTTCATCAACGCCTGTAATAACTTCAGTAACAACATTATTTTCATCTAAGAATGCGTAATGTGCCATTATGCCCAACTCACATTTCCAGTACCAGCAGTAATTGTGGCTCTTTTATATCCACCACTTGCCGCACTCTCTGTACCAGTTAAACCTGCACCAATAGTAATTGTTTTAGTATCTGGGTATCTTAAAATTACAACACCAGAGCCACCTGTTGCACCAGATAAATTAACTCCGCCACCTGTTGCACCTGTTCCACCTGCGCCACCGCCAGTATTAGCACTACCATTACTACCGCTAGTATTAACAGCACCGCCATTACCGCCACCACCTGCGCCACCTGTTCCTGCGCCTGAGTTTCCACCGCCACCACCACCGCCTGCATAGGTAACACTTGACCCAGTTATACTGTTTGCTGTTCCTGCACCACCATTAGCACCATAACCTGGTGTAACATTGTATGAAGTTTCTAAACCAACAGCACTTGAACCGCCCCCACCCCCGCCGCCATTATTATTTCCAAATCCACCATTAAAACCTTCTACTGGAGAATATCCACCCTCGTTGCCAGTGCCTCTACCTGCTTGTTGTGTAGCACCTGCACCTGAACCACCATTACCAGCAGTGCCAAAACCTTCATAAACTGCACGGCCACCGCCTGTTGATGTTATTGTATTGAAAGTTGAATTAACACCTTTACTACCATTGTTAGCACCGCTACCGCCACCTGCCCCACCTGCGCCAACAGTAACTGTGTAATTTACGCCAGGTGTTGCCGTAAATGCTGTGCCGCCAATTGATGTTCTATAACCACCAGCACCGCCACCACCTGCACCTGAATAACCTGGCGGACTTCCATTCGCGCCACCACCACCTGCAACAACTAAATAATCAACATCTAAAGTGGCAGGTGCGGATGGTTGCGTAAGGATGCCCAAAATATTCATTTATTACTCAGCCACTCTACCGACCACATACCAACTATCAGTGCTAACTTTTATACAAGATACTGCGCCAAAAGTTTTAGTAATTGTAGGATTGGTAGATGTTGTGCCAGTTGATGCAATTGTTACACCCGATCCTTGCACAATAGATACTGTGCCACCTGATCCAATTTTGATAACATTTACAACTGATCCAGTAGTCATAGCCACTGTATCGTAAGGCGGTATTGTAATTGTGGTTGTGCCTGTATTTGAATAGGTAATTAATTTATTATCTGCATCAGTAACAACTAAAGTATCTGATGTGGTTGTTACTGCTCTAATGGTTAAATTGGCTATGCTGTTCATTTGAGCCGCCGTTAATACCTGACCAACTGAAAAAGTTGCCATCACACTCCCCTAATAAGCCAAAGAATCTTCATCTAAAATTCCATCAACGGTAGAGTCTAGCAAAAAACCTGATGCAAAAGGCTGGGCGCATGTAAATGTTACTTGAAAAGATTTGGGTGTTATTTGATAGGTAAGGCCTGCAATAACGCTATCTGTAACCACATTCCCCGCCGGTAGGGTTTGAGTAACCTCTATTGGGTCAAACATATCTAAATTCAATGCCGCAACTACGCGATCAGGGTCATCCTCACCAAAGGCATCAACAGTTAATGAGTTCAATTGGATATTAACGCCTTGTTCTTTTCTTGATGCAATGATCATTTTTGCCTGATTTAAAGCATCTGATTCTGTTTGCATAATGCCGCCCCTGACCCGGCTATGCTGGAAATAATCCTCAATACTTGCAGAATCGCTTGCGGTCTGACCACTTAACCCAGTTGGTGTTACAGTTACTTTATTAATCATTTGATAATCAGAAATATCAAACTCAACGGCCTGGTATGTCACATCACCTGATCCGGGTACATCACTAAAAACGGTAGCAATTCCGCCCGATGCAACTATGATGTCATTGCGGGATAAAAATGTTGCATATCCGCGTTCATCCATATAGAACGCGCCCAGGTCTGTACCTTCTACAACCTGACATGCTGACAATAATGATCTTGATGATCCATCATCTACTTGCACGGTAGTAGTTGCGGTAGTGGATATATCACGCATACCACCTGGCCATTCTCCGGCATCCAACAGGCTTGAAATTCTTTGAGCAGTGGTTTGTCCGGCTGTGCTGCCGCTAACTGATGTAATGGTTGTAAGGTTTAATAACTGGAATCCATCTACACAGGCTAAAGTCACATAGGCTGGATCAAATCCGGTAGGGCTTTGGTAATTCCATTCTTGTACATAAAAAGAACCTAAGTTATATGTTACGCCTAGATATTCTGCCGTAAAGCGAATCTTACGCATTGGTTTAATTTTGCCATATAAACTTGATCCGGTATTGGCTGGGTTAAACTCACCTGTTTCATCAACAAAAACTATACGCGCTGTGCCACCGGTAAATGAATCTGATGATCTATTAAAGGCACGGCGTATGTAACATTGAGTAACAAAATTTGTTATATCTACTACATCTGCGGCGGCTGTGCCTAAAACAGAAAAATCTAACGGTGTTGCCGCATCGTCCAATACAAGGCTGGGATCAAATGAAGCACCGCCGCTAAAATCAATTTCTGCCCGGAATGTTGCGGCTGGCATTATCTACCTAAATTAGTTAATTGAGTTACCGCGCCTGCTCTGTTTAAATTATACAAAGCATCTTGAATTACAGATTGCAATTCACCTTCTGATATAACACTGCCTGCAACATTAATGTTCACGGTAGTACCAAAACCACTCATTTTGTCTAATGGAATAACTGCCTCAGCACCCGCCTCACCAATAAGTGCTTGCGTAGGTCTTGTAACAATGCCGCCTTCTGCCATAGGTACACGCCTGCCGCCGGTCAAAGGGTCTATATCCGGATTAGCCCTAAAATACGCATCTGCCTGGGCTTGTAACCTTGCACTAGCACCAGCCCCCGATCTAGCACCGGCAACACTGCTACCCCCGGCGATCAATTCTTCATATACATTTTTAAAAATT